ATTGTCGGCTAGCGTTGGCGGCTTGGTATACGAAAACCGTCCAGGTGGGCGACGGCCCCTGAGGGTACCTGAAACAAAGCCCTCACACATGTCTCTGTAGCTTAGTCGGTAAAGCATCTGACTTTTAATCAGAGGAGCGCGGGTTCGAGTCCCGCCGGAGACACCACCTGCGGTAGTCGAGTCCCGCAGGTAACGCAGGCTGCGCTTTGCAGAGGACACCTGTAAAGCGCAGTATAACTCCCTCCCAATGAGCTGGCGGGGACTGCAGAAGCCAGCTCGCGTCTAGGCATAGCTCAGCTTGGTAGAGCGTCTGCTCTGGAAGCAGCAGGTCGCCGGTTCGAATCCGGCTGCTTAGGCCACTAGCAGGAAACGGGAACTCCTGTAAAAGCCCGTGAACTTCGGGATGGAAGATTCGGTCGGCCTGATGCCTGAGGGCATAGGGAGCGGGTTCGAGCCCCGTCCGTCCCACCATCCCTGACTGGCGGGATTGAAGCCAGCGAGGACGCCCCAATCCTCGGTTCCCGGCAGGGGCCCCTGACCGGGGGAGATCGAATTCGGGCTAGATTTGGCGGCTTGGTATCTAAACCGCCCAGGTGGCTGATCACCCACTGGGGGTACCTGTAAAAAGCCCCCAGACATCGGAGGCTAGGGTTGTTGGTCGCGCAGACGGCTGCCCGGGAACGATCTCTGCAGGTAACTACTGCGGCCTCCGTCCACTAGCAGGAAACGGGAACTCCTGTAGAAGCCCGGCTCGGCCAGTGAGTGAAGCTCTGGTGGGAGTCCGCGATATCCCGGTAGGCGTAATGGCTCTACCTGAAACGCGGAGCGCGCGGGTGTGGTGGAATGGCAGACACACCAGACTTAAAATCTGTTGCCGAAAGGCGTGTGGGTTCGAATCCCACCACCCGCACCAATTATTCCTAAAGTGTATAAGTTAATATGATTACGCCAACTAGTCCGTATAATGTGTTTCCCGAAGGGATGGCCGCCGGGCGCAGCGACGAGCAGACGGCGCTATTCTACAACATAATGCTCAGCCTGCTTCCACCTTCCATCGAGCAGGAGATAGGCACCTACAGACTGATGGCAGATGTAGGGTGTGGCTATGGCGCAGGTACAGCGATGTTTGCGCAGCGTTATCCCGGCTTGTGGTGTATGGGGTTGGACGTAGCTCCAGAATCGATTGTACACGGTACAAAACACTACCAGCCCCATTATCCTAACATTCAGTATGTTCACCGTCGGATAGAGGACCTGGGCAACAACGTGGACCTGGTGGTGTGCAGTAATATGCTGGAGCACTACGACAATCCTATCCCGCAGTTTGCCAACCTGACAAACGCGGCAACCAGGATGATTATCGTTATGGTGCCTTACAAAGAAGCGCCGCTCACTCGCTATCATCGCGTAGCATTCGACGATAGCGGGCCGCTTCCTGAGAAGTTAAATGGCTTTGAGTGCGCTTATACGTTTACTTATGATTGTCGGGGAACGGGGTACTGGCACGGCGATCAGATGGTAAAGGTTTATAAAGAGGTGGCATAGCTCAGCGGCAGAGCGCTTCCCTTACAAGGAAGTGGTCGTAGGTTCAAGTCCTACTGCTACCACCACTAATCCGAGGATGGCGGAATGGCAGACGCGTCAGACTTAGGATCTGGTGTCGCAAGACGTGAGGGTTCAAGTCCCTCTCCTCGGACCAAAGGCCCATCAAGCTGAATGACGAGTTTTGGCTTGGTGGGCCTTTTTATAGCAATATGGCGCTCAAGGAGGATTACTACGCATGTCAGACCCAGCCAATCCAGGTAGCGCAGAAGCACAGGCGCAAGGGTGCAGGTGTCCTGTAATCGATAACGAGCACGGTAGGGGGTATATGGGGATAGCGGGCGTTTTCGTCATAATGGGAGACTGCCCTATACATGCAGATATGCTGAATAAACCGCCGAATGGGGTCGAATCAGATGGCTAGCTGCGATAATCCTTTTGTCATGCATGGAAGCATGGCAGATGGTCTGGTGGAAGTAGACACGGGCTGGGTGCGGAGAGCCCTACGCGCAGAGGCATACTCAGCCTATTTCAGGGCCGCTTTAATCGAGATAGCTGAGGGTGTGCCCCAGGCGCAGGAGCACGCAACTAAAGCGCTAGCAAACGCCAAGCCAGTAGTGGAGGGTTTTTGATATGTGTGAAGGATGTACCGCGAAAAGGAGTGAGCGCAGGGCACTGCCCGTCATAGCAGGTGTCATGGCTGGATGCTTTGCCGGACTGGCCTATGGCGTTGCGCTTGAGCTAGGCGACGACATCGTTGCGCTGGGGAAGCGTGTTGCCGGTCGTATGCGGAGGCGGATTTTCGAGGATTTACGTACCGCGGTTAAAGAGGAAGTCGGGCGCAGCGCCTCTGCCGCAAAGGAGGGGTAGCTATAATGACAGTGCTAGAGCCATTGTACTGTTGGGCACCCTCCAAGTTACGTGATGAAATAGCAGCAAGCGGCTTAATCGTAAAGGACAAAGTTCCTTTAGGCCGGTTGAGGTATAAAACATCTGGGGTAGTGTGTTGCGCTCCTACGCCACAATTAGCACTAGCCATACTTCCGCTACAGGAGGATGCGCCAGCGCAGTGGGATTTGTACCAGGTGGTGGTGACCGAGACAGACACAATGGTTGTTTCAGTAAAGGGCAAGTCGGTAAAAGAGGTTAGGGTGGGCAGTACAATTCCCAAGGCAAGAGTATACTACGTAGGAAGTAGGCTACTGAAGGAGCAGGCTGATGAAGGATAGAGAGGCGCAGATGTTTCCCGTCTCTGAGCGATCCGAGGTGACGTTGCGCATGATGAGCTGGCTGGTTGCGGATAAGAAGGTAACAGCCAAGATGCTGTCAGACATGTTCTCCAAGTTATATAATGCCCTGCCGGAAGCGCTCGATGAGGTTAGCTGCGGCGACGACGAGGAAGGATGCACATGCGGGGCGTGCTTGGCGGAGGAGGCTGCCAAGTCGATTATAGAAGTCTGCTCTGGCGAACATCGTGAGGATGGCCCGAAGGAGTGGGTAACGATGCAGGTATCGTTCCCTAAAGATATTTATAACGATTTGCAGAAGCTGGTCATGGTTACCAAGTCGGGTAACGTATGCGCAATTCGTCCTGGCGATCGTCCTGGCACGTGGAAGTGGGACGGCGGTAACCTGTAGAGTAGCTTGGATTTGGCGAATAGGCGGGCACGATGCCCGCCTATTTTTATTTGTATCCAGTAGGAGGGAGCGTTACTGTTATGTCTGCGCCTGAAACTGTCGGTAAAGCTACGTTTGCGGAGATGGCGGTTATTTCTATGGCCGAAGACTCTCCGATATTGATAAATGTAACTGCCGATTTGGAGGGAGAGATGGTTACGACAGGGTTAGGATTTGTGCTGATGCTTCCTAACGATAGGGTTGCGTCCAGGCATAAGCTGCTTTCCGAAATAAAGTATATGCTATCCGCTAAGTTGAGTGAATTTTATGAAATCTGATGAAGTGTTCAAGCCCGTTACGGGGTTTATGGAGCGAGACGTAGACGCGTGCTGCCGAACAAACAGCGGGTGGAAGCGTGAGGAGTATAAAAGGGCAGACACGGGGTACAAAAACACAGCAGGAACTGCGACACACGTGCGTTTCTGGAAGGGGCCATGGGAAATAGACGTCCGTCTGGGGTGGATTTTTAAGTTTGGCGGCGCGGTTCCCGATCGTCAGGCATGGCGGTCATCACTAGTCAGGTGCCCTTTACAGGATTTAGATATAAGTAAATGGACTAGGTACTACTCTGGCAAAATGCGCCCTATAGATGCATTTAGGAAGTTTATTCGAGTGCTGCGCAATAAGAAGATTATGCCGGCCGATGTAGTTAATATGAATATTACGTGAGGATACACCCGTGATAACAAAATATGCTAACCGGGATTACGCCAACAAGCGCGTTTTAACCAGGCTGCATACCCGTAGGGCGCTGCGTACCGCCATAGGACGTGCCCGGTCACGTGGCACTATCATGAGGCGCTGGGGCGATAACGGAGCTATTTTGCCAGAAAGGGCTTACTTCATTCAGGCTGATACCAGCAAGGTCAAGGCTTTACCGCAGCGTGGGTCCAACGCCGGCCAGAATGTCACGGCAGGCTTTAACATTAGGCGGCAACAGCAGCTACAAGCAGGTGCGGCCAGGCTTGCGCGGCAAAGAGGGGTGCAGCACGGGGGTCAGGTGATGTTAGCTGAGTTTGCTAGAAGTGCGCCGCATAGAACTAGTGCTCCCATGGCCAACAACATCAACGCAGCGTCTCCCGCAGCACATTATGGCTATGATGCACATACGAGGATGCCCATGCCGCCCGCGCGCTCGCGGGAGGATTACCCGGGAGCTCCGCAACATTCCGGTTATTATAAGCCTACCTCTTATGAGCGGCCAAGGCTCTATGAGCAGGAGGCTAGCAGGCGTAAACGCCGTAAGATTG